AAGAACAGGAGCAGCCTGTGGGTTAACATTACCTACAATCTTAAGCATCTGGTCTCTGTCAGCTCTCTTAGTAACATCGAGCTTAGCCATCATCTGGTCAGCTTTCTCTTTTGTAGTCCTAGTATCAGCACCGAATAAACCACCCATGCCTTGACGTAAACCTTGAGCTGCCTGTGCGCCCATAGCTAACTGACGCTGAGCAATAGAAGCACCAGCCATAGGGTCAATAGGAGCTTGGGTAATGCCTGTGAGCAAACCTGCTAAATCTTGTTGTGCCATTGTCTTAAGCTCCGTAGTTGTTAATATAATCTTCTATACTGTTTATACCACCGTTGCCTTCTTGTCCAGCATACGGGTCGAGACTAGTGTTAAAGGTGTTTAAGTCTATGGGTGCTGTAGAGCTATCTGCGCTACTACCACCGACACCAAAGAAATCAATAACAGAACCTAACAAACCACCACCGAAGTCACCAGTCAAAGGGTCTCTTGAACCAGTCACACCACCTAAGATAGCCTGTAGCTGCTGTTGCTTAAGTAGGTTAGCCATCTGCTCGCCCTGCATCATACCTTCAAGACCTGCTGTAGAAGCTTGTGCTTGTAGTTGAGCACCTCCTCGCTGACCCTGTGCCGCCATCTGAGCTGGTATAGAAGAAGCACCGAACAACCCTAAAGCTTGCTGTTGTGGATTATAACCAGCAGCTTGTAAGCCTTGACCTAACTGTAGGTTTCTAAGCTGCTCCTGACCTACTTGCTGTCTAGCACCTAGCTGTGCGTTAAGCATGGCTTCCTGTCTTGCTTTCTCATAAGCAAACTGCTCTGAGGTTCCACCGTACTGGCCGCTGGTAATACCTCCACGACCACGAGCAAACAAACCTTCATTCATTGCTTGTTGTCTACGTAGTTCTTCAGGAGCCTGTGCTGCTCTAATCTGATTGTATAGGTCAGTAGTAGCTTGCTCTGTGCCTACGCCTAGACCACCTAAGAGACCCTGTGCGCTCTCTAGGTACTGGTTCTGTCTAGCCTGCTCTTCCGGAGACAGGGTGACACCTAAGCCCCCTTCAGGTGTAGTTGTGGCTGTAGCTAAGTTACTCGTTACAGTGTACGGTTTAAACTGTGATGCTTCAGAAGCTGCTTGGCCTATCTCACCACCAACAGCTAATCCTGCTTGACCTGCTGCTCTAGCACCTTCAACACCTTCTTGTCCAGCGTAGTAACTACCTGCTGTATTAACTAGGTTTCTACCTAAGTCCATTAAAGACATTCTTAAATTCCTCTAATAATAAATAATTTAGTGTTCGTTAAAACAAGTTGTTCCAAGTACTACCGTTGTAGCACCGCAACTTGTTAGAAGTAGAGTCATAGTAAATGTCACCAGCAGTGCCTGAAGAAGGCTCAGCGGAGGGTACTATGTTAAGCAATGAAGTTATTTTAACACCACCATATTCTAGTCGTAGTTTCTCACTGAAGGAACCACCAGTACCTCCACGCTTAACAGAAAAAACCATGTCGGAACCATAATTGCCAACTCCCCAAGTACCTGAAGCAACCTGTTGGATGTGTCCAGCTAAGACATTACCTGAGTCATCGTCACCTCTAAACTCGATTGTGCCTACAACTTGACTAGCAGCAATAGAAGTGTCAGTGTTCCTAATTGTTACTGTAGGGTTTACAGCGGTATTTAAACCCACGTTACCTGTCAGCGTACCACCAGCTTTAGGGAGTGCAGCGTTTGCTATCGTCTCTACAGCGGTAAGAGCAGTTGTGTCTGCTTTAGTAGCGATAGCTGTACTGATGTTGTTAAACTCAGTATCAAACTCTGAACCCACTACTTTCTTAGCGGCATTGCCTGATGGAAGACTATCCTTTGCTGTGAAGTCTGTAGTTTTTGTATAGTTAGACATTAAATAATTCTCCCAAGTAGAGCGTGTATGTCAATTGTTTGTATAGAAAAAGGTTGGCTGTTAATTGTTGTTTCAATACCTACACTGACTGAAACACCGGAACCACTTGTGTTAGTTGTTGCTTTATTCACGCTAACGCCACCTGAGTATTGTGCTAAGGTGTTGTACTCGCTGACGTTAAATTGTGCAACATTGGTAGTACCGAAAGTAAGCGGCTGCTTGTTGTAGATTCCTGAGTAATCGTAGCCCCAGTTTAAATCAAAGGTTGTACCTGAGCCACCAATAACAGTTACGTTGAACTTCTTTAAGAACTTGAGGTTGGTAGTGTTGCCCCAGTCAAGAGGGTTACTAAAGTAACTCATCTTGTAAGTAGCTGCACCATCTAGGTAACCACCATACGAAACAAGACCACTCTCTACTCCTATGTAAAAACCATCAGCAGCTATGTTGCCAAAGCTAACAGGGTTCATACTTGACCAAGTTGTTGCTCTAAATGCACCATCTTCAAGAGGAGCTCTTACATCAAAACAGTATGTAGTTCCTGACGTAGGGAACGTAAGCAAGTAGAAAGCATCGAAGGCACTGTAGAAAGAATGTATAGGTAGTGTCTCTGCTTTCGTCAAGTTAATTAAATCTGTACGTACATTACCACTAACATCACGTAAAGGTAAAGACTTTTCCTGCACCAGTCTACCTAAGCTCATTACGCCTCTATCTGAGAGGAACAGTATGTCGTTACCTGTTGCTTGTACAGAGTCACGCTCAATACACCCTACACCCTCAATAGTATCGTGTAGCTTAAAGGCACCAGTAGTAGATACAATGTCAGCACCAGTATAGATAATAACAGAGTGACGACCAAAGATAAGGAGAAAACCGTTATGCTCAGTCAACGATACAATCTCATCGTAACCTGTGGGCCATACGTTTGTTAAATCTAATGAGCCTGAGCTACCACCTTGCCAGTGATTGCCGTTAAGCAGGTCAGACCAATAGACAGTATAGTTGTTACCTACTACATCAGCAACCCAAAGACGACCAAACGCAGCCAGAACTTCATTAGCAGCCGGTGAGCTATGACCACCATTAGCTACGTTTATAAGTGTAGTGCTTCCCGCTACGCTACGCAGAGGCTCATGCCCTGACTGGTAGAAGTAAACATCGTTGTTGAATGACACTATCTTCCAGTTGTTAGCTGAGATGGTGTAACCAGCAGGTAAGGTAACCTCTGTTAGTGTGGTAGTACCTGTGAATATCTTGTTGTTACCAGCAGAGAATACTACCTTAACACCTGCAAAGCTTGTGTACTCAAAGACAGCCTCAAGGCCACGACTGCTACCTAAGACTGCTGCTCCGTTAGTAGAGACCTCTGTGTACCCTTGTCTAGCTCCGATACGACCTTGCTTATCAATCACACAGTTATCAGCAACGTCAGCAAAGTTAGGTGACATACCGATAGGGGAACCTTCTGTGTTTAAACCAAAGAAAGCAGGTGCAGATACAGCTAGATTCTGTATGCGTTGAGCCATTAGACATCCACCCAAGTAGTTGCGGAAGGGAAGCATGCAGCATCATAAGCAATAGCGTCTGACAACGTAGCCTTAGCCATTCCAAAGAGTGTAGCAGGAGTAGTTCCACCTGTCTCACCACGTTCCTCTACAGCCATAGCGTGTGCAAACTGAACGACAGGTAAGCTAGGTACGCTGAGCATCGAAGAGTCAGACAGTACATTGTCACCACGGTCATCCCACCGGACGTTTAAGTAGAAAGTTTTAGTACCTGATGTCGGAGGCCAGAAGTATACTACCTGACTGTCAGTTGTAAAGTCAAACTGAGTAGCGTAGAACTCTGGTTGTGCTCCTTCAGTTGGAACTAATACGTTGTCTATGAATAAGTTCCTATAGTCAGTGTACTCTAGTTTCTTTAAATCAGACTTGATGTCTATGTTACGAACACTACGAACCTGCGTGTTTACAGTTGAGTTAGGTATTGTATAACTAGCAAGGTCTGAACCAATATTAATGTTCTGCTGTATGTTGCCTGACCAGCTCCAAGCATTCTGTACTAAGCTCTTAGCGTCATTAACAAACTCACCGATAAGTCTTGAGTAGACAGTCTCATCAACTGAACCTACCTCTGGTTCTCTTAACCTACGTAATACTTTGTTTACTGCTTCTAAGTAAGTCATAATTAAAATGTATTCCTCTCGTCAAAAGAACTAGCAAACGGGTCATCGTACAGCCCCACTACTTCCTGTTGTTGTGCTTGTGGTGAACGTAACAGTTGTTCTATTGGGCTAACACCTATCTTAGTTTTTAACTTAAACAGGTCTTCTTTAAATATATCATCAGTAGTACGTGTAGGAGATAGCGTAGAAGCTCCTGTAAGCATCCCTAAGCCAATCTTAGGCAAGTCTACGCTAGGTAGGTCTATGTCTGGTAAAGCGTCTCTAACGGCTGTATCGGCAGCGGAAAGGACATCGCCTACTGGCTTAGTGATTGGTTGGAGGACTGTCTCATCAAAACCTTGTAGTTCTTCTCTGATTGTTTGATTAGCTTCAGATAGAAACTCTTTTGTTGGTTCAGTTACTGTTTTAAGTGCATCAGCAATAGGTTCAAGTATATCACCTACTGGTTTGACAGCTTCTTTAACAATGCTCTCTAGAGGCTTAAGGCCACCCTCTTTGATAAACTCAATACCACCTGCCTTAATAGCATCATCAAAGCTAGAACCACCGGCCATCTTCTCTA